GAATCCACCATCAAAAGCTGCTTGAATTGTTACATCAGATGCACCAATGTCTGTTGCTTCTGTGTCTAATGTGCCTCTTGTTGTAGCTAAAGCTTTCACGTTTACATCATTTAAAAATGCGTCTGGGTCAGCCGCTGTACCAACGTTTACAACAGCAGTACCTGAATCGTTAGATACAGTTGTTACATTAAGTATTACGTCTATGATTTGTGAATTTGCAGGTACTATTGCAACATCAGTTGTGTTATCCGCTCCAATAATATCTATTACAGCAGATTGTGCCATAACTGCGAAACCAGTATTAGCACTAGCTCCTTCTCTTACAGAGCCCGCTTTTATCGGACCTGAAAATGTAGTTGTTCCCATGTCTATCTCCTTTTTGTAAATAGTCCCCGAAGGGTCATAGGGTTAATAAAATTATATTTTGACATAAAAAAAGGGCGCAGTCAAAGACATACGCCCCTTTAATTTTTATTATTTATTAAGCGCCTGAAGTTCCGAAAATACCTCTAGGATCTGAGAAACCGAATGAGTATCTCTCTCTAGCTTTGTATCTTACGTTACCTGTATCAAAATCACCTTCCATATTTGTGGATAGTGCAGTTCTTGTGAACATTTTCAAGCCATTAGGTGCATCAGTTTTAATGAAGAATGCGTTCACGTCAGTTAAGAAGTGGTTTACCACATAACCTTCAGGAATCATTCCCATGTTTCTAATTGCGTTAATGTCATTGTCAGCAGTGCCTGTTCTTAAAGCTGAAGCCATTAATCTGTCAGCAGTAAACTGTAATTCTTTTGGAATTATAAGTTTTCTACCTTGAGTGGCTATTTTAAGACCACGCTCATCCACGAATGCAGCAATGTCAATCAAAGATTGCTCAAGTGATGTTTCATTAAGATCAGCATCTGTTGCTAATCTGTTTGATAAAAGACCACCTTGTGCTAATGGGTGTTGTGTATTGATAAGTGATACACCGTCACCACCAGGATTAGTTCCTGCGGCACCTGCACCAGCAAAAGCTGTGTTTAAAACATCAGAAGCTTTTACTTGCTTTGTGTTTGCCATTGATCTTGCAAGAGCTTTTGTGTAACGAGAAGAAAGCTGATCATAAAGATTATCTTCAATTGCCTCTTCTGTTATTGCAAAACCTAATGCAATTGTTTCGTGTGTGTAGCGTGAAGTGTAAGCTTCAACCGCTGTGTCAAAAGATATGCCTGAACCCTCTGCTTTAGTTGGGGCAGAACCGAAACCTGATAACATTACCTCTTCTTCAAACGCTCTGTCTGAAGTTTCGCTGTCAAAGATTTCTGCGTGTTCATTCTCATATCTTGCATATTCCAAGCCAAACAGTGCGTTTAGACCTGGTTCTAACTCTTTAACGAGTTGACTTCTAGATATCGCCATGGTCTATACTCCTGTTGTATCTGTGTACTGATGCTTATTAATTCTAACAAGAATGTTAGCGTTAGCTACAGTGTAGTCGCTGTTATCAGGATCTGTTGAAAGATCATACACAGCGAAGTTGGAAGCGTTGCTGGTTGCAAATGTACTACCATCTAATGCTACGCCTGAAATACCTGATTTGGTAGATCCTGTGGCATATGTTGCGATGTTAGCTGTTGAACCAACTTGTGCTCGTCCGCCATTTGCGTCATCTACTTTGACTTCGAAAATGACATCAGGATCACTGATTACGTTTGCAACTATATCGTCAGCTACAATCGCACCTGGATAGTGGTTTGAAAATGTTGGTTTTTGTGATGTTGGGTCTGTGTAGAAACAACCATTAAAAATACCAACAAGCTCAGCACCGGCAGATGATCCACGAGAGATTGATCCGTTTGCGTTTAGCACGACAGGATCTCCCATAAAAATGGAATTCGTTTCGTTACTAGCGATGGTCATCTGTTGTTGACCTTGTCCGTTATAAGCGGAACCCATCATTAGCACTGGACGAAATCCAAAGTTGCCTTGTTGATTTGCCATAATATTACTCCTTTGTAATACGTATTGTTAATATTGGTCGTTTAACAAACCGTGCCGATTACGACTTGTTTCCTGAACCAAAAGTTACTTTGGTTTGCCTTTGGGGTTTACTGATCGGCATCCTTGGATCCTCGATTTTCAATAGATCACTGTCGACAGCCTCTTTTTGACTATCGGTTAAATTTTTGTAATAAGAGTTTCTCTCTTCAACAGTTTCTATTGGCATACGAGCTAACAGTAACCCACCTACCCCTATAACTCCTGAGTGTTTACCATCTTCAATAGTAGGAAGTTGCCAGTCAGGATATTCGTCGGCTCGGACTAATTCCCAACCTTCTCTTAATTTTCCCATGACGTTTTTATTATCGTCAAATCCTCTGACTGATTCCCTTATCCATCGGTGTTTAAAACCATCAGGTGCTGGGGGTGCGTCTAATGATGAAGGTCGAGTCCAACCTTTTTTACGAGTTGTCTTCTCTCTAGTCTCACTAGATCGTAGCGTTTTATTTACCATATTATCTCCAATCTATACATATTTTGCGTATTGTTCAAGTGTAAGCCCTAGTTTTTTTGCTATGGCAACTTGACTAGGTGTTAATTTAACTTTCTTTGAGCCACTAGTTTTTCCTGTTCTAGACGCTCCTGCCACAGTTTGAGGGGCTTTCTCTTTAACTTCTTTCTCAAACTTTTGAGGAAACTGTTGTTTCATGTACTCATTAATTTCAGAATAGTAATCATCACTCTTTGGATCATAACCCTCACCTAAAAGTTTTTTGTGATGAGCTAAAGCAGTGTAAGTCATTGCCTCATCTTGACCAAACCACTCATTCTCCTTTGCCCACTCTTCAGCTCTTGGATCAGGCTGTCTAGGTGTAGGTGTTTGTTCTGTTTGATTAGAAGTAGGTTTTTCTTGAGAATCTTTAACAGCTTTTTCTCTTTGTTCTTTAGAAACTATTGCTCTCTCTTCTTCTACTGCTAATTTTGACAAAGCTCTTTGAGCGTCAACTTCAGCGTTAATATCATTGTTAACTCTAGCATCTGCTAAAGCTTTTTTAGCTTGTTCAATTTGTGATTTTACTCTTGTTTCATATTCTGAGACATAATTTGCATCTAAAGACTGCATTTTATTTTCAGCTTCTTGAACTTTTTGTTTGGCACTTTCAGCAAACTTTAAAGCCTCAGCCTCTCTTTGTTCTGATTTTTCAATTCTGTCTAAAAGTTTTTTAATCCTTCTTTGAACATTTTTAGAATACTTATCTAAACCGTCATCTTTAGCTTCCTCTTCATCTTTAGGTTCTTCTGTTTTTTCTTCAGAGGCAACCTCTACTTTTTCCTCTTGAACCTTCTCTTCTTTAGTAGATTCTTCTTCTTGAAGCTCAACCTCTTGACTTTCTCCTGTAGTGTCAAGGTCTACCATTTTTTCTTCAGCCATTTTTTTCTCCTTAATACAAAGTTAATATGTCTGTTGGATCTTCTACTGTGGATAAAATTTCATCATCATTGAGTATTCTAATTTCTCCACCATCAATTTTTACTCTAGAGCCTGCATACCTTGCAAAAATTACCCACTCGCCTTTTTTACACCAAGGTCCGTTTGGATACTTGTTTTTATCTGCATAAGCGTCAGGTCCCATATTTAAAATTAAACCAACGTTTGTTGTTAATTGTTGTTCCTCAATGGCTTTGTCAGTTAACAATAAACCACCTTTTGTCTTGTCCACCCCTTTGTGAGGTAAAACCACTATTCTCCAACCTGTTGCTTGAGGAACTTTACCCATAACAGGCTCTTTACTTTCTTCTTTCTTAACTTGAGTCTTTCCTTTTAAATAACTAGGAACAATTAATTTACTCATCTTTAACTACCTCTTTCAATAATTCTTGATAATCTAACAATAAACCCTCTAATGCATGTAACTTACCCAACTCATATTGATATTGGTCATAAGAACTGACTTGCCTACTTAACAAATCATCTTTCTTCTCATCAATTTTTTTTGAAATGAGTTGTTTTACTTTGTAATCGAAATGTTCAATCATCCTGAATTAGTTTTTTTCAACTTATCGAATGAGCGGATTCCCGCCATTCCTAATAATGCCATGACCAACGGCATTAAAACAGCCATATCCAATTGAGGTAAGGGATCATGTTCAATGCTAAAAGCAGCAAGAGCAAACATAATAAACTGTTTGAGAACATACTCCCATAATATAGCTAGAGCACAGCTCATCCCAATTAAAGGTCGCCAAGCTCGTTGCATGATTCCACCAATTCCTGTAGCAGTGGACTTAGCATCAGCCAAATTAATATCCATCTGCTTAGAATTAATTTCGTTTTCTAATTCTTTAAGTTTTGTTTTTGCAGCAAGTTTTTCCTCCTCTGAGGTGTGAACAGAGTCAATTACCTTACCGACTGTCTCTACTAGAGACCCACCTAATAGTTTACTGAGAACCAATATATACTCCTAACGCAAGAAAAACGACAGCGATAGCTACATCTCTTTTCTTTACATTAGAAGCAAAGTTTTTCACTTTTGATAGTATTTCCATTAGAATACTCCTTCGAATTTAAGACCTTTAGATGCTATTCCATAACCTCGTTTGTGTTTTTTATCCTCAGGTACAGGCCCTACGGGCATGATCTTACCTGGTGGAATAGATAAACCTTGTGACTTAGGTCCCTTTTTAGGAGGGACTGTTTTTGTTAGTTTTTTAGTCATTAATGTAATGTTAAATTATTTTCATCACTTTGCAACCTAGAAATCTGATTAGCAATATAGCTATCTGCTACAGCTTCTCCATATGCATCTACAATTGTTTCACGACTCATTGCCAACATGACTTGAGCTAACTCAAGTAAATTAGCACCCTCATCAACCTGACCTTGAACAAAACCTCTAGTTTCATTAATGATCTTCTGAACTCTCTTTTCAGTTTCTTTGTCCATGTTTAAACTATAATACTTATTACTTGGTCTTCCTAGATTTTTTTTCAACGTTTTTAATAACACCTTTGTTAGCTGAAGCATAAAAAACCTGTTTACCTTTTTTCTTTCCATATGTTTTCTCCATGGACTTCTTTATTTTACTACCCTTTTTTGTTAGAGGCATCTCTTCTCTCTTGATTTAAAGTTTGAGTAGTCATCTTGTCGTACTGAACTTCTGCTCTTTTATCAGCAATGTCATAATCTTTTTGTATTCTAGCTTGATCATTATCTGCTCTTTGTTTTAATTTAGCTGCATCTAATTGTAATTTAGCTGCATCCAACTGAGCATCAACTTGATCTTTTTGTGCATCTTGTTGTAACTCTTGTTGTTTAAGCTGTATGACAGGGTCAGGCTTTCCTTGCCCACTAAGTTGTGCTGATAACTGTTTCAATTGTAACATAGACTGAGCCTCTAATTTTGCTATCGCTTCATCAACTTGATCTTGAGAAATTTGACCTGCCTCAGTTAAAAACATAACTTGCTCTTTTGCTTTTAATGAAACGTGTTCCAAAACATGTTTCTGTAACTTCATGGCCATTGGAGGATTGCCTAGCACCATTTGATTTGTTCCAAATACTAAGTGATTTTCAATATGAGCGTCATGATCTTGACCCTCGTAAGCTTTTAACAAATTACCATCTAATAGATCAGCGTGTTCCATTGCAGGATCTTTTGGCTCGGTTGGAGAATCTTTTCTTAAAATTTGATCAATGTCTTTAACACCCAAAGCTTCATACATTCTTCTATAAGCCTCCTTAACGTTGTGAATATCAGGAGCGCTTTGAGCTAACTGTAATTCTGTTTGAGCTAAAGTAACTCTTTGAGTGGTAGAAAATATATTAGGATCTGAAACAGGTAAAACATCTACACGGTCACTAAAATCCTCTGCCTTGACTGTTCTTTCAGCACCCTCGACAGAATAAGGATAGGTCTCAGGTAAATAATCTGAGAATACATCAAACAATAATTTGAATTCTTTTTTCTGAGAGTAATGACATCTTTTATGAATGCCTGACATGACCTTTGAGCCCCTCTCTAATAATGCCACGGTTGTTCCCACAGGTGCATTTTGATTTGCGTCACCAACCTGTAAGTCAGTTATAGCAGCAAATCTTTGACCTGACTGAACAACAAATCCTAGAAGGCTGTATAAGGTCTGAGAGGGTTCTTTGTAGGGTAGAGGTATGAGAGCGTTTCGTAAATCACCATTCGGTGCATCGATATCTCTAAATTCTCCTGGTTGTATAGGCTCTGCATCGTTTCTAATTCTAATGCCTCTTGACTTAAATCCTGCAGGTAAATTTGATAAAGTACCTGCGTCTATTAATTGTCTTAAAATTTGTGTTGCTGTTCTTGATAGAGAACCAATTAAATGTATCAAACCAAGGCCATAAAAACCTAACCCTGGTAAAAACTTATAGTGAACAAAATACTTTTTCTTTAACTTTTTTTCGTCACCCTTCTCATAATTTCTTCTAATGCCCACAACCTTACTTGAGCTATCTTCAATAGTTACAATGTAAGGAATTTTTATTCCTGTAGGCTCACCATCCATACCTTTATCTTCAAATCCCTCTAAATCTAAGGATACATGAAACTCATAAAGTCTAACCGACTTATCCATATAAGAAGGTCTAACACCCTCTATATCATCATATTTTTTTTGAACTTCTGATGGCTCTGTTTCGGTAGGTACTATTTCTATATCTTTATAGAAACCTGAAACTTGTTTTTTTCTAAAGTCATTATAACTCATGTTAATGATCTGAGTAATTCTTTCGCAAGAATCTAAATCACTTGCCATGTAGTTGACAACTAAATCCTCTGCTGGAACAAACTTTGATACAGCCCTATCCATCAACTCATCGTAGTAAACTTTTTTAAATGTAGAACCTGCGAGAGGTAAATAAAATAACATCTGATCAAACTCAGGGGTATAGTCCTCCATTGTATTTGTTATTTGATAGTTCATAAACTCTTGAACTCTTTGAGCTTGAGAATATTTTTCAGGAGTCTCCTCTCCCATGACAACTGTTCTTACAGGACCACTAGAGGGTAGTAACTCTTTATACGCTGTCGCTTGAAACTGTGTTGCACTTTCAGCTAACAATGGATGAGTAACACCACTAGCTCCTTGAAAGGGTCTAGTTCTCTCATCGTACTTTGTTCCTAGCAAGTCTAAGCCTTTTATGTAAGAGTCTTCCCAATCTTTTCGTGAGGACTTATCGTTTTCTAATTCTGCAAGTAATTCATCAGCAAGTCTATTGCATTCTTGCTCATCCATAACTTCAGCTAAGTTTGAATAAAACTCAACTTCATCAGGTAATGTTTTCATCGGATCAAAATCTAATATCGCACCACCCTGTTCATCAATCTCTATATCTATTCCCTCAGGTGTAGGAATAGGCTGACCGTCAATTTCAACTTCAGTATCTGATTTTAAAATTTCTATCT